CATAATGCGAAGTTGGCCATGTCTAAATTTGTCAGAGCCAAAGCCCCGTAAGCCATTGAAATTCCTGTTAAACCTAGCCCGTTATACTTTTTTGCAATGTTCGCCCATGTCTGCTGAGCTTCGTAGCTTTTCGCTCTGTCCATCGCTAAACCAATCAAGGCTTTTTCTTTATCTTCTCCGACCGCATCGGCAAGCATAAGTGCTTGTTGTTCTTTGAGAAAATTACGGCCTTTTCTTATGTCTGTTAGCATTTGTGGGCTTACACCCAAATCATGAGCAATTTGTTTGTACTGAACATAGTTCATTTGCTCTTTGTATGCGTCAATGAGCTTGTTTGTATACATTTATAAATCCTCGGCTTTCTTCCTTTGACTCAATCATAGCCCATCAGCACGTAAATTGGCGTATTTACAATATGTAAATTTACATGTTAACTATACGTAAATTTATATATTGAAGCTCTTTGAGTCTAACCACATCGCTTGGCGTTCCGGACATTCGACAAGAGTTTCACTATTTGACCGCCTCGGCTCTGGGCGTTTGCCCTTGACGCTTTCGCGCTTGGCCTTGGCGGTCACTCTCTGGGTGGTTAACTAGTTAAGGTGGTTAATATGTCTATCAAGCCAATTAATTTATCAAACGCTGTTTTTCTTGATACTGAAACAACGGGTTTGGATGAGTTCGCGCGAATTTGTGAAATTTCCATTATTGACGCTTTGAACGGCGATGTTCTTTTTTCGAGTCTCGTTAATCCTATGTGCGTCATTCCCCCTCAAGCTCAATCAATTCATGGCATTAGTGATTTAGATGTTGCCGATAAGCCTACTTTTGATGCTGTTTGGAACCAGATCAAAGGCATTTTGATTGATAAGAAAGTTGTCATTTATAACTTCGATTTTGACTATCGAATGATTGAACAGTCCCTTTCTGACTTTGATTATCCCGTTGATAATCTTAAACATTTTATCCGTGGTGATTGTGCGATGCTTTGGTACGCTGAGTTTTACGGTGAGCCATCATTTGATTTTTATGGGCCTTCATCTGATGGCTATCGCTGGCAAAAGCTCACTAGCGCTTGCGCACAACAATCTGTCAATGTTTCTGATTTAAAAGCGCATAGAGCATTAGCGGATTGTGAAATGACAAGGCGCTTAGTTAATACTGTTAACGCTCGTCTAGGGGGCTTTTTATGAAAGTCCAAATTCAACTTACATCAGGCGTTCATCCTCGTTTTCTCATGTCCACTGAGCGCGGCTTTGTAGAGACAACCTCAAAGCAATCTGAGGCTATTCGCCTTCCGCAAGCTCAAGCTAATCAGGTTCTTGAGTCCATCAAGCCCAAATGGCCTTTGGCTCAACTCTCCTATGAGTTGGAGGCTTAATCATGTATCAGCGCGTTATCGATATAGCAACAGGTAGAGAGGAAATGATTGATTTCATTCCCGTTAACACCTACGCCACTGCCTCGCGTATCCCTGACGCGCTTTTCGCGCACATGCATGATTATGTTGACCATACTCGCGCCTCTTATCCTGAGCAAGAATGTACGCCTCCGCCTACTTATCATGAGCAATTGCAGTCAGATTTTAATCTGGCTCCTGACATGCTTATCAAATCAAAAGACATTTCTTACCGTTCTGAAAAATCCGGTACGCCTTGCGATTTGTTCTTGTCAATCAAGCGTCATGGCGGTTTTACTCGTCACATGATGCGCGCTTACGCTGATTTCGAATCAATGAATCAAAAGCAAACTGAAATCGATTCATTACACGAGTTAGAGCTCGCTCATTCTCGTTTGACAAAGCACGGTTACAGCTATGCCATGTCAGACGATCAAATCACCGAATTCGGCAAAGAAAAATCATACCAGTTTGCTAAGCGCGTTTTTGCCCTTCGTGATGCTGGCGAGTTCGCTCAGTTCGATGAGGCTTGCGATTGCTTGCGCTCTCTTGGCCTTGGCTTCAATCCTTCTGTTATCGAAAAAGCAGAGGAAAACGGGGAGCTCTACGCTCTAACCAATCGCGCCATTGATGAAAAATGGCTGATTCGCCAATTACGCAGAAAGTGTGCTTATGAGCTTGAACGTGTCGCCCGTGATTTGTCACTCGTTCAACGTCATAAGCAAATTTATTGCTCTGATTATTCCGTTTATCGCCACCGTGACAGAATGAAGTCCAATCAAACGGCTTTAGAAAAAACCGTTGCTTACGATGAGCAAAACCCTGATTGCTGGTTCACCATGTCAGAGCTTTCTGGAAAGTCTGTTTCTAACCCTGCCATTCGCCGCGCTGAGATGTTCACGCGCTTAAAGGGTTTTGAGCAAATCGCACAAGAAAGCAAACACGCGGCAATGTTTTATACCCTAACCTCTCCTTCTCGTTTTCACTGCTCCAGCAATGGCGCAGTCAATCCTAAATGGCTTGAGGCTGGTCGTCCTACCGTTCAGGACACCCATGATTACCTAATGAAAGTTTGGCAAGACATGCGCAAGTGGATGGACAAGAGTGAAATCAAAGTTTATGGCATGCGCATAGTAGAGCCGCATCAAGACGGAACGCCTCATCATCACTTTCTTTTGTTCATGGAAAAACGCCATGCAAAGCTTGTTACGAAAGAGTTTAAGCGCCTTGCTTTGGTTGATTCGCCAAATGAAAAAGGCGCGAAAAAAAGACGCTTCACCTCTGAGACTATCGACTTTAATCGCGGTTCTGCCGTTGGTTACGTTGCTAAGTATTTGAGTAAAAACGTAGACGGTCAGCACATCGAAAAAGACCGTAATTCAAATCTATCTGGCATTGAGGCTGCTGAGCGTGTTGTCACATGGGCTCGTGTTAACCAGATTCGACAATTTCAGTTTATTGGTGGCCCTTCGGTCACTGTATGGCGTGAGCTAAGACGCTTGCGCGAGGAATTCAAAGAGGACGACGCCATGTTTACAGACCTTTCTCAAGAGGAACATTTCCTACTTGAAAAAGTGCGCCGCTCTGCTGATGAGGGCGACTGGAAAGCCTTTTGTTACGCAATGGGCGGCGTTCTTGTTAAGCGCAAAGACCAGACCGTGAAATCATCGTATTCCGCTGTAAATACCGTGGAAAAGCTCATTGATTCACACGGCGAGTTTGTTGCCACTCGTTACGGTGATGCTGCGCAAGCTCGCCTTAATGGTTTGATTTTCCGTGATGTATTCATCACCACACGTTTCAAAACATGGAAAACCGCCAACAAAGAACAATTTATCAAAGCTCAACAGCAAATTATGGATGGTGTTGTTGATTGGTTTGATGTTCTCGAACGTGAACGTGAATACGAGCGTATGCAGGAGGAGAACTACCAACAATATGAACGCCTATGCGCTGAGCATGAGGAATTGCAAATGCTCATGTTATACGCAGAGCCTTTAGAAATCGATGGCATGTGTTGGGTGGGCGCAGCCCCGCCCGACACATGGCATTGATTTCCTTGGACTCGTGTCAATAACTGTCATTTTCAATTTTAACCACAACCAACTAGCAAAAAATAAGGGCAAAACACTATGAGAATGGAAGGTCTAATTCTAGATGTTTCTGACATCACTCAAGAAACTAAGCGCGATTTCAATACAGGCGAGGAAAAGCTGCACGGCAAGCTAAACCTCATCACCACTAACCCAACGTCAACAATCGAGGTGCGTATCGCGCCCGAACTTTGGCAAGGTGGCGAGTCTGGCAAGCTTCTCAAGACTTGTGTAGGTGAGCGCATGATGTTTGATGTTGAGTTTAAAAAAATTAGCTTCGCCAACAATGACGGCAAGCACGTGGAAATTCAAGGCTTCCACTTGTTCCAATTGCCTCAACCTAAAAAACAGTAACCCTATTCAGTTCATTGGCTGAGTCAGTGAACGAATTATCAAGAGGAGCTTATCACTATGACTGATTTGCAATTTGAACAACTTTACACGCTGCACTTAGTTATCGGACTTTGCATCTGTGTAGGTCTTGGCTTAATCGCAGGGGGTCAACGATGATAAGCCCACTTGATATTGAATACCTCGCGTCAGTGGCACTAGGTTGTCTAGGTCTTGGCTGGGTATTCGGCTTTAAAATCCTATCTTTCAAAAAATTTACTGAGGTATCTATCAATGGATAAAATCAAAAACATCTTTACTCAAAAACGCCTAGCGGCTGGTGCGGTTCTTGTTTCTGTTGCTGGTTCTGCTAACGCAGCCCTTCCAGCGCATGTAACCGATGCGTTTACTTCAATTGGTACGCTGGTAACCGACCTTGAAGCTCAAGCTTGGATTATCGTCCCTCTTGTATTCGTGGCGCTTGCTGGCATCACTCTATTCAAGAAATTCGCAAACAAAGCAGTCAGCTAATCATAACAACCAAGTGCAGGGACTTACCTCCCTGCGCTTTTTTTTGGAGCCTTTCTCATGAGTATTAAACAAAGCATCACGTTTTTCCTGTTGTTTTTTGGTGTTTCGTTTAATGCTTTTTCGGCTATGTATACGGTGACTGGAAAACTTGGCTTTTCTTTTTATTGTGACGCTGTTTGGTCTTTCGAAGTTGGCGATACTTTTTCGAGTGATTTTGATCTCAAGTCCTGTATTGGTCAGTATGCTGAGGGTCGAAAAATACTTGATGTGTATATTGAAAGCGCTCAAATTAAGATTAAGTATCAATCTAAAACTACTTGGTACGTCGGCGAAGCTTACTTTCTCAATTTCGCTTCGTCATGTCCTGACGGTCAAGAGCTAAACCCAGATACAAATAAATGTGAGGAGCCTGCTCCGGATTGCGCTGAAACTGCTCAAGGCGTCGTTATTCCTGACCAATCTTGGCCTTATAAAGTTTATGGTTCTAGCCCTCGTGTTTGTGCCAATCAATGTATTTTCCGCTCTTCTACCGTTGTGCTTTGCTTTCCTGAAACGGGCACTTGTCATGGCGATATGGTTGGCACATCAGAATCGTGTACCAATGACGGTATTGAGCCGGGTAACAATGTCCCTGATGGTTGTGTTCCTGACCCTGCTGCGCCTCATACCAATCCTTACCTTTGCCCGAAAGATGAAAACGGCGATGGTTTACCTGACCCTGGTGCGGATTTAGACCCTGAGGCCGATTGCGGTTTTGATTCGCAAGATAAATTTTCATGTACTGGCGGCTCATTTGGCGGTGGCTCTGGCGGTGATAATGGCGGCGATAACGGTGGCGATAATGGTGGCGATAATGGTAACTCTGAAATTCCAGACCCTAGCCCTTTTGACCCTGAGACCTCTAATCCGATTAATCCAAATCCGGTTGACCCTGAGCCTGATGTCGAAAACCCGAATACAGGCGACCCGAGTAAAGATATTGTTGAGTCAATCCGTAACCTCAATTCGGACTTAAACAAAACCATTCGTAATTTGAATGTTGATAACAACAAAAACTTTGCTGAGCTTAATACTGAACTGGTCAAGACAACAGCCAATACCAAGGCGATTAACGACAATATCAAATTGCAGCTACAGCAAGATGTTAACTTGCACCGTGAGCTAGTGAAAAAGCTTGATGCAAATTCACAATCTCAAAACGCCAAATTGACCGAAGAAATGACTGATTTGAAAACCTCGGTCAATAAGGAATTCACTGACCTTAAAAATGCATTAATTGGTTCCGATTCCGGTTCGCTGGCCTCTAAACTTGAGACAGGCTTTGATAGCGTTAGCGGTGCAATCTCTAGTGCAACCTCACATCAAACGGGTGCGTTAACTGGTGCGCTTGAGGCTCAAACGGGTGCGTTAACAGGTTCAATTGAGGGCTCAATCAAAGGTTCAACCGATGGAATCACCACTGCCCTTGATGCGCAAACGGGTGAGCTAAAAGGCGCAATTGATGGTCTCCAAGGTGCTTTAAATGACTTGGCTGACAAAATTCCTGAACCTTGTGAGCCCACTGTCGAGAATAATTACTGTGAAAACCCTCACGGCTTAACCTCTGGCACGACTGAGGAAATTTTCACGCAAGCCAATGACGCCTTTGACGCTTCGTTAAGTAGTGCGCAAAGCACCATTGAATCAACCCTGCTCGATTACTCCACTCGTGAAATGGTCGATAAAAATATTTTTATGCCTTACATCAATAAAGTGGTGGGCTTCATTCCTTCGTCGTCACAATGTCAGCCTGTGGTCGCGTTTGGCCATACGTTGGACTGTCGCCCCTTTGAAATCTTTAAGCAGTTGTTTGGCTTCGTTCTCTTCATGTTAACGGGCATGTTTATCATAGACACGATTCTTTATGATTTTGCCCCTAATGCAGTAGGCGCAACTAGGAGGCGTTAATCATGGCTTTACCTGCGTTAATCCCCATCATTGGCACTATCGCGTCCAGCACGGCAACAACGGCAATTGCTACGGTTGTTGGTACTGCGGTTTCCGTGGTTGGTGGTTTCTTCACTCGTTTTTTTTCGGTGGGGTTTACCACTCGACTTGTGGCGGTTGGTTTACTGGCGACTATTACGGGCGCGGCGATTCTGGGCGTTGTTTCAATCGGTGATTTGGTTCGCTTTGTTGCACCACCTCAATTTAATCATGCTATGTCTTTGATTATCCCTGACAACACGACTTTTAGTATTGGCACCATCATCAGTTGCAAGATTGCGCGCTGGCTGTATACGTGGCAATTCTTTGTCGTTGATAAGCTATCGGGGTGATGATATGACCGTTTATTTTGTTACTGGCAAGCTTGGCAACGGCAAATCATTAATGAGCGTTGCTCGAATTCGTGAGGCGTTTGAGCGCGGTGTTCCTGTTGCGACTAACCTCGATATTAACTTAAAGAATATGCTTGGCCGAAAGGCTAAAAATGTTCGCCTCTTGCGCGTGCCGGACAAACCAAGCCACGCCGATTTGGTCGCCATTGGTCGCGGAAATTTGACTTATGACGAAAAGAAAAACGGACTCCTAGTTCTCGATGAGTGCGGCACGTGGTTTAACTCGCGCACTTGGAATGATAAGGGGCGCTCTGCCGTTATCGATTGGTGTTTGCACGCTAGAAAGCTCGGGTGGGACATCATTTTTATCGTGCAAAATATCTCGATAGTCGATAAACAGGCGCGTTTGGCATTAGGTGAGCATCTTGTTATCTGCCGTCGCTTAGACCGCATGCGCATTTGGATAATTTCCCCACTTGTAAGCCTGTTAACGCTTGGGATGCTTGATTTGCGCTTGCCTAGAATTCACGTTGGCGTGGTTAAGTATGGCGATTCTGAGCAAGCCCTAACGATTGATAAATGGTGGTCATATGGTAAGGGGCTTTATAGTGCTTACGATACCAAGCAGGCTTTTATTGATAACAAAGTTGTGACGGTCGATTCGCCCTATACCGCTAACGCAGTTCATGACACGGCTGGCGTTTATACCATTCTGCCTCCTTTTTATACCCATTATCGTTACCGTGTCACCATGACAGCGAGAAACATCATGCGAATTACTAAGATATACGGTAAGCGTTTTTCACGCCTTACTGCCTTTATGGGTGGTTTGATTGTAGCGGGTGCGATTTCGATTTCTGCCCTACCTGACTCCGAACCTCAAACGCAAGTTGTTGAGGCTCCGCCAGTTCAGACTAAACCACTCTCTGAGCTTCTTGAGGGCTACACAATCGAGTCAGCAATGACACCGCCCAACTCTGCCCCGTCATTTGTTCTTGAAAAGGACAACGTTAGGCTTTCAAGTTCTCAACTTTATGCGATGGGCTTTACTGCTTCCGCTCGTAGCATTTGCAGCATAACCGTGACAGGTGATAACCAATCTTTCGAACTGCTTTGCTAGTTCTTCTTTTTAAAAGCGTTAAGGTGAAACAATGAATACTCTCAAATCAAAAGCGTTCGCTTTGGCACTGTCTTTGTTTTCTGTGCTCTTTTCGTTTTCTTCATATGCCTATGAGCCCACGGTGTTTGAATCCAAGGACACTCCCATTGCTGATTTTGTTTCTTGGTTTTCTCGTGAAACTGGTCAAACCGTTGTTCTCGGCTCTGGTGTTTCTGGCTCAGTCTCTTTTACCGCTCCCTCGCTCTTGCCTGATGAATACGCGTCTTTCTTTGTTTCCGTTCTTAACGCTCACGGCTACACGCTACAGGGTGATAAAGGTCTCTATACCGTCTCCATTGACTCTGAAAAAGTCATTCCTATAGAACCTGCTTACCCTCGCCTTTATCGTTTAAAACACGTTCGCAACTCTCGAATCGTTGACCTTATGGCCTCAATGCTTAAAGCCACACAATCACAATCACTCGAATCAAAACCTATTCAGAATTACAACGTCGAAGTCCTTCCCACGACTAACGCAATCATTGTGACTGGCACACTTGATCAACTAGAAAAAATTGAACTTCTCCTTGATGGTATCGACCGCCCTCAAAAGCAGGTATTTATTGAGGCTATCATCACTGAAACGGAATTAGGCGATAGCCAGGACGTTGGTGTGAATATGGAAGCGGTTTTTAAAAATGCTGGTTTTGTTACTCAACCAACAGTCGTTAACAAGTTAAAAGATAACCTTTTGATTTTCGATAATGGCGATTTTTCCGCAATGGTAAAAGCCGTCTCAACAACAAAGAATACTGAACTCCTTTCTCGCCCTAACATGCTGATAATGGATAGGGAGCGCGGTTATATTACCGTGGGCGATAACGTCCCTTTTCTGACCTCAAAACAGCAAACCGATGGCGGTAATACTATTCAGCAAATCGAGCGAAAGGACGTTGGTGTGTCGCTTGAGGTCGTCCCTCATGTTATGGACAATTTCGTTGTTCTCCAAATCAATCAAGAATCAAGTTCTGTTAGCGATTCCTCTATCGCTGCTGACATCATCACCAAAAAGCGTACCCTTCAAACAGTTGTAAAGGTTCGTGATAGTCAAACCATTGTTCTCGGTGGCCTTATTTCAACTGAACAGCGTGATTCGGTTTCAGGTGTTCCCGTTCTGATGGACATTCCATTGCTGGGCGCGTTGTTCCGTTCGGAAGGTACAGAAAACGTAAAGAAAGAGCTCAAGGTTGTGATTAAAACAACGATTCTCTGATTGAAGCCGCTCGTTTTGTGTTTGGATGCGAGGCACGAGCTATTCAAATTCAAAAAGCGGAATTTCTACAGTATTAAGTAAATCAAAGGTCACTTTTGGGCTTTCACTCCCTGGGAGTTTTGCTATCAAAATTCGAACCGGTATTTTTCATCGAGCGGTAATTTTGATTGCATTTTTCGTCCTGGGAACTTTCATCTCGATTTAATTTTGCTATCATTATTGCAACCGGTATTCATCTGCAGAAAGGAAAAATGATGGCAATTACGATAAGGGATACTCAAGAGCATGAGCAAATGCTCTCTAAGCTTAAACAGCAAACGGGCGAAACAACACTGAGTAAAGCGCTTTTGAAAGGTGGTTATGAGGCTATTCGTTATCGTGAGCTTTGCGCGTCGCAGCAAGAGCAAATCGATGAGCTTCGCAGTCAACTATACAAACATCACAAGTCAATCTCATGTTTCTTTGATGCCCTTGATGGTTTGAAAGGTGTTCTTGAAAAAGGGGCTTAACGCCCCTTAATTTTACTTATAACTCTTGCATACTTTAGCAGCTTTGATTTTGTTCGGTTGTCGTCCGGTGCTGCTATCTCTAATAGCGCTATTCCTGCTAAAACCTCTTGCGCCGTCACTCTTTGCCCCGTTGGTAGTTCAAGCCTGTTATGGTGCATTTTGAACCCTTCCCACTCATCGCAAGACGATAAGCTTCGCCCTTTTGTGGTTCTCATAAGCCTTTTGCACTCGTTTGGTATGGGCAAACCCTTATCCCATTCTTTGACTGTTCTCACACTTTTAAAACAAAGTTTTGCAGTTTCTTCTACTGTTAGACCGCATTCAAATTCACGAAAAACAAAGTTTTTTGTCATTTCGTAATACTTCATCAATGAAACTCCGAAATATCGAAGTCTCTTGAGTAATTGCTCTATAAGCAACACTTAACATAAGGCCGCATAATGCG